ACGCCCCGAAGGTCACGAAGGCGAATGGCGACCCGACACAGTTCTCGCGCTGGTTGCGGGTGGACTTTGCAAAGGTATCTCGATTGGCTTCGGCTATCTCGAAACACGCAATCCAACTGAAAAAGATAAGTCCACGTTCCCAACAACAGGAAACGAATTGAAGCGAGTTGTCAGCAAATCGCGACTTTTGGAGTATTCGTTTGCGCCGCTTCCTATGAACGAAGATGCCGTGATTGTAGCCCACCGCAAAGGTTTGTTGACGGCTGATGGACGAATCAACTATGAGAAAATAGAGCAATCGGGGTCACTGCAACTCAGGACGGGCGGCGCATTGACGCTGGAAACAAAAGAAAAGGTGAGATTGAAAACATACTCAGCCGCCGACCTTGCAAGGATTGAGATTGACAGATTGCGCGGTCGGGTGTATAAATAACAAGTAAGAGTACGCAATGAGATGGTTGCGGCGAGTCGGTGCGAATAGCGAGCCGAATGCTGAAACTCAAATCGTGGGGCGTTTGTGATAACGAAACAAATGTAATTGAGGGTTCAGAAAATGAAAACCAAAATGACAAAAGCCGCATTGTTGCACCAAGTACGCAACTTGACGGCGAACCAATGCCGACAACTCGGCGTTGCAAAAGCGTTTGACGGCGCACCAGCATTGAAAGCCGTGACGGCTTGGCTTGGCGACAGTCAACTATACGGTGAAGATGGCTCGGCACTTGATGTTGAAGCAATTTTCGCAGAGGGCGACCCCGCCGAAGTGGTACTCCACAGCGGCTTGGCTGCAACTGAAGAAGAAGCGGCAGAAGAAGTGACCGAAGAAATTGCAGCGGATGTTGCAGCGGAAGAACCAGCGCAAACGCTGGCGATGCGTTCCATTATTCGTGACGAACTTGCGAACCAAAAGTCGCAACGCCGTGGACTTCCTGCATCTAACGTACGTGTTACCTCTACACGCAAAAAATCCGACCACTTCGATACGGATGAAGATCAATATCTCGCAGGGCAATGGCTCGGAGCGAAAGTTCTCAAGCGTCCGAGTGCAATCAAATGGTGGAATAATAACGCTCCATCAGGATTGAAAGCACAAAGCGAAGGCACCAACAGTGCTGGCGGCTTCTTAGTTCCTGATCCGCTTGAAGCGGCAATCGTGGACGCGAGAAGAAGCTATGGAATTGCAAGAGCAATCTCACAGGTGTATCCTATGACCGCCGACACTTTGAACGTGCCAAAATTGACGAGTGGCTCAACAGTTTATGTCAACGGCGAATCGACAGCAATCACGGAGAGTTCCGCAGTTTGGGCAAACGTGGGGCTTACTTGCGCCAAGCGCGGTTGTCTGATGAAGTGGAGCGCAGAGTTAGGCGCAGACGCTTTGTTTTCAATGGCGGAAGTTTTGACCGATTATATGGGTCGCGCTCTTGGAATCGAAGAAGATAATTGCCTAATCAACGGCGACGGAAGTTCAGGCATGGGTTCAGTGACGGGTCTTGACGATACGGGTCACGTTGCAGTTTCAGGTGCTGGCTCGACATGGGGCGACCTTACGCTCGCAAATCTTGTCACGACGGCTGGTACTTTGCCAGACCGCTTCCACCAAAACGCTCAGTGGATTATGTCACGACAGTTTTATACTCAAGTAGTGTTGCGAGTAATTGCAGCGGCTGGCGGGAATACAATTGACTCGCTCGGCGTGGGCTCGACGGGCGCACAATTGCTTGGATATCCAATCCAATTCAGTGACTCCGCACCGACGTCAACCGCAACATCGACTGAGAATTGCTGGTTTGGCGATTTTAAGTACGGCGTTGTATTCGGTGACCGTTCTGGTATCGAAATTGCAACAAGTGAACACGTCAACTTTGCAGAGGATCAAATCAACATTCGTGCGACTTCACGCTACGACATACAAGTCGTGACTGAAGCCGACGGTGATGCTGATGCTTATGTGTCTTTGAATACGACTTCATAATCGCAATAGCGATTTTTGGCGGGTGGTGCTCTCATCGCCCCCCATCGCGCAGATTTGGGGGGGCTACCTTTCGGGGTAGCCCGCCCTTAGCGACGCAAGGAAAAAGAGAATGGCAATTTCTACAACTGCAATCTTGACTCTTTCGGAAACCAAAAGATATCTGCAACTTGGGTCAACCACCGAGTATGACAGATTCTTGGTTGACTTGATTGACATCGCCACCAGCAAGATGGAGACTTTCTGCCAGCGCACGTTTGTCGAAACATCGCACAGAAAATGGCTAGACGGTACAGGTGTTGACGTGATGTTTTTGCCTGATACTCCCGTGACTTCGTTGACGAGGTTGGGATGGGAAAGAAAAAAGGCAATCACCGTTGACGCTTCAACTTCGTCGGATATTCGGGCGACGGTCGAAGTGCAAGACAATGCTGTCGTGTTAAAGCGGTGGGACTCGGCTGGCTCGGCAACTACGACCACGCTCGCTTTTGCCGATTATCTCACTTCGGCACTGATGGCGACAGCCATTGATGGAACAACGGGGTGGAGCGCAACATCGAACGCGACGACCCTGAGTGATGATTTTATGAGGCAGGGTGGACAAGACGCTAAGGATTCCAGCGCACAAATCAACTTCATTGACGATACTTCCGCAGAATTTCGGCTTGACGAAGCAAGCGGCAAAGTTGCCATGTTTGCTTCGACGGATATTGGTGATTGGTATCCATACAATTTTGACTCTCTTACTTTTCCTGAAGGAAATGGAAACATCTACGTCGAGTACACGGCTGGCTATACTCTGGCGGCGATGCCAGCAGCAGTCAAACAAGTGTGCATGGAGTTAGTTGCGGCGGCATATAGCGCGGGGCGACATGACCCCACGGTTGCGAGCGAATCGCTTGACGCATATTCTTATTCCACACGCAACGCCACAGAATTGCGAGATGACCACGAAAGAAAAATGCAACCATACCGAAGGGCTGCTGAATGAGCATAAGAGGAATCATTGACACTTGGGGTCACAACGTGACAATCCAAACGGTTACGGATACCGTAGACGCTGGCGGCTCTCCACTTCGTACTTTCGCCAACTCTCAGCGCGACGTGCGTTGTCTGATAGTTAGCAAGGGTACGCCAGAGACGGTCGTTGGCGGCAGACCCGTCAACCAAATGTCTGCGACGGGATACTTCCCACCGACAATTTCGATTGAATCAAACGATCGCGTCATTTGGGTTGATGGTTCAACCACACGAACTTTCGAGGTGGTTGCAAAGCGCGAGCCGCTTGGCTTGAAATCCCCGAACCATCTCGCGCGGAAAATCGTGGACTTGGAGCAAGTCGAATGAGCGTGACTGTCCAAATGAATTTTGACGGTTTTCAGCGGCAGTTTGAAATTGAAGTTGCTGCAATGGTCTACCAACAATCGAGGATTTTTCGAGGGGAAATGTCAAAACTTTTGTTGACTTCGGGAAAATCCCCACCACCGTCAGCAGCGGGGCAAGTTCCGCACAACTTGACAGGGAATTTGGGGCGGTCATGGAAGTCGTCTAAATCAAGGCGCGACGGAAAAGCATACAAGTCGTCGGTTTTTACTAGCGTGGAATATGCTGCAGGGTTGCAGTTTGGTTCTGCGTCTCGCGGTCTTGCACCTCGACCGTATGTCACCAAAGCAATTGAAAAAGCAAGTCCACGAATGAAAAGAAGTATCAATGTACCAGCGATGGTTGCGAGGGCGGCAGCGAGGTCGGCAATCTAATGTCACAGGCAATCAACACGGCTATCTATACAAAACTAACCGCCGACCAATCGGCGGGTACTTTATACGCGGCAGTTGGCGGCAGGATTTTCGAGAACGAGGGGCAAGACGACTCCGCGCTCCCGCTGCTAGTGTACGAAGTTACCACCGCCGAAACGTCGAACGTCATGGACGGCAAAGAAATAATCCGAGCGAACGTGACTTTCACGCTGTTCGGTCACAAGCGACTCGGCAACGCTGCGCTTGGCACGATAGAAGGAAAATTATACACCTTGCTCAATGGCGAAGGCATCACGACAACGGGATATGACCGAGGCGTTGTGATTGCAACGAGCCGAGACGTGCGACAAAATTTTGAAGATGTGCTATCATCTCAATCGGTATACAGACTAGAAGCCACCTCAACTTAATAATTCGGAGAAAATAAAATGGCAGAAGTAAGATATGTAGGAAATGATGGGTCGTTCACAGGTTTCGGCTCGA